TCACAAAAGCCGTCCTTTCCAAGGGCGGAACGGATAGCGTCGATACATTCGATGTTCCCTTGCTGGTAGTGGGAAGGGCTAGTTGGGTCGTTGGTCATATCAGAACCAATAAAGGAATTAGCCATCAAGAAGCTCGCCAAAACGCCGTATCGTACTTAAGGCGTGCAGCAGCACAGTAAGCAGCGTGTGCTTCCTCCGGGCTATCAAACATGCCCAAGTGAATAGAGTTACCGCTACCACCGGCACCTATATGAGCCTTGTACTTTCCGTTTAGCATTGTTACGCCTTTTGGAAGACCATACTTAGAATTGCACCTAGATCTGTTTAGCTGTTGCTGGGAAGGTGTTGCCAATCTTAAGTTCCATATCCTGTCATCTGCTGTATTGCCATTGATGTGATCAATAGTAAGACCCTCCTCAATTTTTCCGTAAAACCATACCCACAGAAGTCTGTAGTGCGAGTGAATAATGTCTCCTATAGAGACAACCCGCCTACGGCGACCATTAAGGCAACCAGCTGGCATCCCAGACCTACGACCAGTACGCCACATGAGCACACCCTCAAGCGGGGCGTAGTCAAACAGATCCCAAAGCTGGTGCTGCTCAGGCTGTATAGCTTTTTTCATTTAGCTTGCCCCCACGATTTAGCGACAGAACCTTCACCTAGCATGTCTACTGAGTCACCAAGTATTTGCCTGCCAGCATCAAAGAGATGTTTTTTCATTAAGTCTAGAACGTCCTCACCAGTGCCCTCCGGCGTTTCAACAATCAACTCATCGTGTATTTGAGCGATAATTTTCGCCCTTTCTGGCAAACGAGGCCAGACGCTAACCATTGTCTGTTTAACTATAGAAGCCGCTGTACCTTGAGTTATATTGTTGAGGAGAACGGTGTGGCGGGCCATATCCCCGATCAGCCACCGCCTGCGGCCATCCACCATGCGCACCTCCCCCTTGGCCACCTCGTTTTTGGCCCAGCTGTGCCAGCTGGCCATGGCGGGGTACGCCTTGAGCCAGGCGTCTCGGAACTCCACGGCCTCGTCGTAGGTGATGGCATTACCAAAGGAGGCGAAGTAGTCCCGTAACCCGGCTGAGCCAGACCCGTACAGCAAGCCGAAGTTACAACTCTTAGCACGCTGCCTTTCATCCTTCCCCACCTCCTCAAGTGGGACGTTGAAGATGAGGTGGGCGGTGAAGGTGTGCAGATCCATCCCGTCCCGCAATGCCTGCTGCATCAGGGGTTCGTTGGCGATGGGTTCGCTGCAGGCCACGCCCATCTCCATGTTCTTCACATCCATCACCACCAGCTCGTTGCCCTCATCAGCGATAAAGCAGTTGCGGATGTAAGTCTCCCTGGGGACTTGCTGAAGATTTGGTGAAGAACAGCTGAAGCGCCCTGTCCCCGTCTGCAGCGGGGCAAAGCGGGCGTGGAGGCGTCCATCGGCTTCGATGTTCTTGTCCAGCCAGCTCTGCACCATGGAGCGCCGCTTCTCGGCCCGCTTGTATGCAAGAAGTGCATAGACCACGGGGTTATCGGCTAGGGGCCGCAGCACCTTCTTATCGGTGGTGGGCTTGCCGGTCTTGGGGTCGCGGGGATCGAGACCGATCTGGTTGAGGTATTTGAGCACCTGCTGGGTGCTGTTGATGTTGAAGCCAGCCTCCAACTTGTCCTTCCCCCGGCCAGTGGGCTTGGGGCGGAGGTTGTAGGTGCCGTCAGGGTTGCGGGGAAGTTGTGCCATCAGTAGTCATCGCGGCGGCGTGAGATGTATTCGTGGGCGGCTTTAACAGCAGCGCGGTGTGACACCCCACGCCACCAGCCGTACCACTCGATGTAGAAGCGCTTGCGCAGGGGGATGGGCAGGCGCTTGTCCTTAAACAAAAAGCCCTGGAGGTTACTTTTCATGGCGCTGTGCCGTGCGCTTCTCTGGGGGCAGCTGGTCCCAGAGGACTTGCAGCTCTTCTGTGGACTGAACGTAGTAACTAAGGGCAAGGGTGGCGATGATCTGCGCCATCTCCCAGTTGAAGCCGTCACGGCTGGCCGCGGCGAGATCCACCGCCATGCCGACGTGTTTGGCGCTCCTCATTCCGGTAGCTCCCGGAGCTGGGCATCCAGCAGATCAAGGAACTCACCGCGGCTGGCTTCGATCTCCTCTTCAAGCTGGGCAATGGCCCGTTGGGCCTGCTGCACATCCACCTTCATGCCGGTGTGCTCCATCTCCACCACAGCGGGAATGAGAGCGCGTTCCAGGTCATACACCTGCTGGAGGCCAGCGGTTTTGATCTGGGCGCGTTGCTCTTGCCAGCACTGGTAGGTGATGCGGACATCACCCATGGCGTAGTCCATGTCGGCGTCGTTCAGCTCCGCGTTCATCCAGTCCTGCGCCTGCAGGGTCTTATCGAGCTTCACCTTCACCACCCGCAGGGCGATCTCCTCTAGGGAGTTACCAAGAGCAAGGCCGTTGTTGATCAGGGCGCTTTGGATGAGGGTGTCTTCGATGGGGCCTTGGATGCGGATGCCGCAGCCCAGCAGCACGCGATAATCAAAGAGGGCGTTTTGGAAGATCCAAGTGATGGAGGGGTCTTCCATCAGCACCTTCAGCTCATCCCACTGGGCGTCGGTGAAGGTCTTGAGGTCGTACCAGCGCTCCCCTTGCTCGGAGTAGAACTGAATGAGCCGGACGTACTGGCGCCCCTGGAAGGAGAGGGGGGCGAGAGCTGTCTCGGTGTCACAGCAGATCAGCTGGCCCAGGGCAGTGATCTCGGAGGTGATGCTCAAGCCACCACCTCCACATCCCAGTCCGGGTCATAGAGCACTGAGATAATGGTTTCGCCGGGGTACAGCTCTTTGGCGGTGAACATCGCCGCGGAGTGACTGGTGGCCATCACATGCACCGAGCGGATGCTGGTGGTCACCCGGTAGGGCTTGGTGATCAGGGGTCTCATCGCACCATCCCATCCAGTGCGGGCAGCGATGCCTCATCCACGATCGAGGCAAAGAACGCGTCGTGGCAGGTGGTGTAGAGCTGCACCCCTGAAACAATGGAGCGCAGCAGCCCCTCATCCAGCTCGGGGTACTCCCGCTTGAGGATCGTTTCGATGTCAGCCCTGCGGTCCAGCCACACCAGCCCCGCAGCCCTGAGGTCGGTTTCCAGATGGATCACGCCACCACCTCCCGCAAGCGAGCCTTGAGGTACTCACACTCCGCTTTCACCTCCTCAAGTTGCTTGTAGAGCGACAAAACAGACTCTTGGCGGTCCCTGCGCCCCTTCTCCTGCTCCAAGGCGTAGAGGAAGCGGCTGCTGGTGCGGAGGAGCTTTTCAACCACACCCCAGTCCGCTTGGGCAATGTCACCGGATTCAAGGGAGCGGGAGCAGTCCTGATGGAGGCCATGCACCTCCGCATCAAGGAGGTGCAGGTCCTTCTCAGACACCTGCTGCAGCTCGTCAAGGAAGACGGTTCTCCCGAGGTAGCGGGAGGCAATGAAGGGGATTTTTGGAGGGGACATGAGAGGGGTAGCTGGCCATACCGGGCCATTACTCAGGTAAGTTACCGGGTGTTGGGGTTGGAGCAAGGGGGCCAGTGACAGTTCGACACTGGCGGCGCTCCCGGAACTGGAAGAACCCTGCGGGGATGTCGTGGGGGCACTCCTGCACCAGCCGTTTGGCGGCATGGCGACAAAAATTGTTGTTAAGCGCGTAGTCAGCGACATCCGCATCGGAGCTGATGTACAGCTCCCAGCGCAAGCGCTCCCACAGCAGGCGTTGGGAGCAGCGTTCCTTACCGGCGTTGATGGCCTTGAAGGCCAGCATCCGAAAGGCGTCATAGACGTGGGGGTTACGGCGAAAGAACTCCGCCGCCTCGGCTTCGTAGCGATCGGGGGTCATGGCATTCCCAAAGCGCGACCCATCGTACTTAGCTAATTACCTTGCGGGGTCAGTGCAAGGGCGCCAGTCTCTTTAGGTTGTGACTCCATGAGGTAGGGACTATGACAGCTGGCGGGTTTGGGGAGAGGTTCGACCGTGAACTGGAGCAGCTCACGGACTCCCACCGTCAGATCAGGTCCCGAATCCCTGCAGCCCACCTGCCTCAGCTGGCTGGGCTACCTGAGCAGTGGCGGCTCTGCGGGACAGGGAACAAGGGCAGCGTTAAGGACTGTTTCGAGCGTCAGTGGAACGCCGATCCCCAGAAGGCGTACACCGCTGTTCAACTGCTGCAGCGCAACGGCGACTTTGTAGCCACCTGCATCGGGGCAGGTGTGCTGACCGGTCCCAGTTCGGGCGGGTTGCTGGTGCTGGACTTTGATGAGCCGCAGGACCAAGCGCTGGACGGGCTTGCGGAGGAGACCTTTGTGCAGGTCTTTGGGCGGGCCAGCTCAGAGCTGCCCGTGACGGCGGCCAATACCAGTGGACGGCGCGGCCGACGCAAGGTGTTCCTGATGGTGCCGCCGGATTGGTGGCCGGTGCTGGGGTACTGGTCGTTTGACGCTGGCCCCTATGCCGACGGGAAGAAACATGCGTTTGAGGCGTTGTGGCTGAACGGCACCGGCACCGCCAAGCAGGCAGTAATTGCCGGCGATCATCCCGAGTCCACTGAGTCTCACCCCTTAGCGTATCGCTGGCTGGACGGCCTCCACCCAGCGGTTGTGGGTGTAGCAGTGGCACCGCCTTGGGTGTTGGGCGGATTCATCCGATATGTGGAGCAGAGCCGTGTAGCCCGCGCTGCCATTAGCGATGACGAGAGCTTCGCCGCTAGGAGAGCAGCTGGGGAACCACAGCCTTGTGACCTACTGCTGCCGAGGGATCAGCGACGGTTGCTGTTGTTGATGCAGAAGCACTGGCCTTACCGGGGAGCACCTGCTGACAGTCCATTTGCAGCGAGTTATCAGAACAGGTTTAGGCCGTTGGTAGCTGGGCTGCTGAATGTATTGGGGATTGAGACGGCGTTGCAGTGGCTTGGCGGTCAGGAGTGGGATCGAAGGAACGACTGGAGCGACGGGAACTTGGGGTCGTTTGAGCAGCTGATGCAGTCCCTATCCCGCAGTGCTACCGACGAGGAGCACATGTGTGGGTGGGGTTCGATTGTCTCTGCAGCTCTGGAGGGTGGGTTTGAGTGGCCCAAGTGGGCGCTGCCGCCAAGGGAGGTCAATGCCGACACCCTCACTACAGGGGTGGCGAAGAAGGTTACGGGTCTACGGAGGGCGTTAGAGGTGATTGAGGCGATGGACTCCCCGCTTGAGCGGGAGTGCGCCTACCAGAATCTGGGTAGAGCCCTTGATTGCACGGAGCGAGAGTTGAAGATGCTGCTGCGTCACATCCAAGAGGAGGATTCCCCGCTGGCCGGTGGGGAGTGGAATGAGGTGGTGGCTAATGCGAAGCCGATTGAGGTAGCGATTGAGAGACTGCTGGCATTTAACGCCCTCACCATCGTGGCGTCTGACGGGGGTGTTGGTAAGTCGGTGTTGCTGTATCGGATTGCGGAGGCCGCGGCCAATGGGAAGCCATTTGCAGGGCAGTTGCAGACGGTGCCTGGCAATGTGCTGATTATTCAGAAGGATGAGTCAGACAGCAACTTGGCAGCGAAGGATGCGTTGATGCGTGCCCAGATGCCCAGCGGTCGTGTGCAGGTGAGGTTTCGGTTTAACGGGGGGATGCTGCCAGAGCTGAGGAAGTGGATTCGAGAGCACGAGGCTCGGTATGTGTTGATGGATTCGTTGTTTTCGCTGTTTGGGAGTGACGGGGATTTAACGGAGGGTCAGATCGGCACCTATATGTATCTGCTGAACGCGATGGCAGCGGAGGAGGGGTGCGCCATTTTGCTGACGCACCACCTACGGAAGGGGGATCGAGCAGCGGGGAAGCGGACAGAGATCCATATGCAGGATCTGTTTGGGAGTGCATTCATCGTTAACGGGACCAGTGACGTGTGGGGGGTGATCAGGGATCCAGAGAGCAATCCTGACCATCCGCGGTTCCTGTTGAAGGTGTTGAAGCCACGGACTGGGGTGACGATGGGGGGCGATGTGTATGTGTTGAGTGGGAGCACGGAGGATCTGAGCTTCCAGGTGGAGGGGTTAAACAACTCAGATCGGGGGGTTAAGGAGCTGAGGGACTCGGAGAGGAAGGTGTTGGAGGTTCTGAGGGGGAGGAGCGAGGAGACGGCTGTGAGCTTGGACGAGGTGGCGGGGATGACGAACGTGTCACGGGTGACGTGCAAGCGGGCGTTAGCCCGTCTGATGGGGGATCGGAGTGTGGGGATTCAGAGGGTGAGCACGGTGGTGGCGATGACGGGTCGCCCCACCTACCGGTATTGGGTGAAGTGAGGGGTTTACCCCCTCGGGTGTTTTTGATCCTTAAGTGGTCAGAGCCCTTGCAAGGGAAGGGTTTACGTGGATCACGGAGAGGGGTTTTGGATCATGGGGGGAGTTTTGGATCACGGGGAGGTGTGGGGGCGTGATCCTTAAGTCTGGAGGTGATCCAAAAGTACCCCCTCGTGATCCACGTAAACCGTTGCGGTGGAAGGGGAGTGGGGACTTAAGGATCAAAGATTGAACAGGGGGGTGTGGGGGAGTTTTTGGGAAGAGAGTCGTAGGTGGTGTCTCTTGAGTCTCACCCCATAACACCCCCTAACCCCACCCCATCTGCCTCAGGGTTGCACCGCCACCTGACAGGAGCACCACCCCCTGCTATAGGTACTTAGGTAACCCATTAACCCTGACCTGTATGGGCAAGCCAAGCCAGTACCCCCCAGGCCCTGTGACCACCCAAGTGGAGAAGGGGAGGGAGCAGATGCGGAAGCTGACCAAGCCGTTCTTCCGTCAGATCAGTCAGCCGAAGTGGTTGAAGGTGGCAGAGGCGGTGCTGGGGGATCGGGTGCTGCATAGCACCCACATCACCGGCTTCTCGAAGGGGGAGCTGCGGGATCCGGGTCCTAAGGGGTTCTTGGCGTTGGGCCTCGTGAACGAGGCCATCGCCTTGGGGAAGGTTCCAGCCTCCCTGATGCCGAAGGAAGGATTGAAGCCGATGGTGGACCCCACTGGGAGACCGCTAGGCCCCACCGACCTGTTTGCGGTGTTCACCGGTCTGCTGGACCTGGGGCTGGAGGATCTGCGGGAGATCCCTGCGGAGAGCGAGGCCAAGGTGGCCAAGGATCTGGGGAGGTGGTTGAGGGTCTCCTTGGCAGCCAAGGGGATTGATTGGAGCTGCACCGACGAGAGGCGGTTTCGGGAGCTTCACCCCGCCGTTGAGAAGTTGCTGTGGAACGGCACCCCCTATGGGGATGAGGTGGTGGAGGCGATCCCCTTGATGGCGAAGGAGCTGGGGATTGGCGAGGGGGAGGTGTGGGACGTGATCACCGCCTCTATCAATGGGGAACCCTTACCTCAGTAGGTCGTATGCTGAGGGAGTCAGCTTGAGTTGAATGACGAGCACCGCCAGTCGCCCCATGGGGGGTCAGACCGCCTACACCCCCTGGGGGAGCTGCAAGGTCCAGAGGACCATGAGCGTCACCAACGAAGCGTGGGAGCTGTGGACGGCTGCTGCGATCAAGACGCACAGCAACCGGAGTGAGCAGTTTGAGGTGCTGGCTCGCCTTGTGGATCGCTTCGACATGGAGGCCCTCAAGGCAGCGGTGCTTAGCGGTGACGAGGGGGAGATCCAAGCTGCTCTGAAAGGTTGCCTTACCTGAGTAAGGGCAGTAGGGTGAGGGGGTCACAGCCCCACCATCACCGGCATCGACATGCCCTTTGTTTCTGAACGCTTCGTCACCGCCGTCAAGGAAAAGAAGTCCGGCGCCAACGGTGATCTGTACCTGAACCCCGGTTCCCTCAACGATGGGGAGACGGTGCGCTTCTCCCCCGTGGGGGATAAGTCGCTGGACTTCATGGAGGTGTGGGGACGCACCAGCGAGGGTCGTCCCAAGTGTCTGCGGTTTGCGGAGGAACCCACCCCCAAGGAACTGCAGGACCGCGCCAATGACGAAGGAGTCTCCCTTGTCGATCAGAAGGGGGAACCCTCCCGCCTGAAGCAAGCCCTGGCGTTTTGGGTGTGGAACTACAGCACCAACTCGGTGCAGCTGTTCCAGGCCAGTCAGCGGTCGATTCTGGACACCCTTGCTGCTCTGCTGAGCGATGAGGATGTCAGCAACGACCCCGGTAGCTGGGACTTCGAGCTGAACCGCACCGGCACTGGTATGGACACCCGCTACACGGTGGTCCTCAAGCCAGGGAAGCGGAAGGGAGCGATTGCTGAGCAGGTCACCGCAGCGTGGCAGCAGTGCGTCTCTGAGGGGTGCAATCTGCAGGCCCTCCTGACAGGCGGGGACCCGTTCAAGAGCCCCTTCTAGCCCGCGTAGCTGGCCTCTCAGGAGGTTTAGGGGAGGTCGGGTGGCCTGAGGCCATACAACACCGTCACTGGGAAAGCCTCAGGGAGGTGGGAGACGCCTCGTGGACCTTCCCGACCACCCCATCAACAGAACCGTGGCGATGGGGCGTCACTGGACAGCTTCATCGCCATTACCTCACTAGCCATTAACCATGGATGTTTTAGAGCAGATCAGCGCCACACCGACCTGCGAGAGCTGCAGGTACTTTGTCTCCCATGGTGATCCCACCGACACCACTGGGTTTTGTCACCGTTATCCCCCACAGATCCCCTTGGTGCAGGTGGACATCACCCAATGGTGCGGGGAATACACCCATGCCTAACACCAACCTCCGCACCCGTTACTCCCTCCGCAGGAACGATGGGCGTTACTTCCATTCACCCACCACCTGGGATCACCGGGAATGGGTGGATGACATTCAGGACGCTCACCTGTGGGTAGACCACGGGGCCTGTGTGGCCGCGGCCTACATGCACGGGAAACTTCGCTGTGAAGAGGTCACCATTGTCGAAATGGCCATCGACACCTCCTCTGGCACCCGTTACCCCCTGATCGCCACACCGGCATGAAGCCTGGTTGCGTCCCCGTTCTCCCACCACCTAACGGGTACGCCATCCGCTGTGAAGATCACTCGGGTTACATCTGTCCCCCTGGCAAGCTCCCCTCTGTCACCACGGTGGTGGGGGAGACGAAAAGTGAGGAGGCCAAGCGTGCTCTCAAGGCGTGGTTAGAGCGCCCCGGAGCAGAGGAGCGCTCCCTCGCTGCCAGAACCCGTGGCACCTACCTACACACCCAAGCTGAGAACTGGATCCTCGGGAACCCCACCCACCATCACCTTGTCTTTGGGGGGTACTGGCGCTCCCTGCACCGCTGGTTAGAGGACAACTTCCACAGCGCCCTGGGGGTGGAGTTCCCCATCTGGCACGCAGCAGGGTTCTCCGGCACCGCTGATTGTCTGGGCTGGACCTACGACTCCACCGACATTCAACTGATCGACTGGAAGACCTCCGTTCGCTACCGCGATCCCAACTCCGAAATGATGCGGGGTGGGTACTACATCCAACTGGCGGCCTACAGGGCAGGCATTCGCCACACCTACGGGATCGAGGTCAACAGCGCTCAACTTGTCATCGCCCGTCAACTGGGTGCTCCCGACATCTACACCCTCAACAAAGAGCTACTGGATGAGTGTGAGGAGGAGTTTTTCTACCGCCTACGCCGCTTTCAGGAGGTTCATGGCCATGTCTTGGCTTGAGCGGTTAGTCCGCCCCAATCCACACCCCGATCAGGCATTCACCACGCTGGTATTGCATCGCAATGACTCCGACGCTCCCATCATTCACCACCTCCGCGGTCTCTGGGAGGGCCAAGCCCTCCACACCATCCTCACGGCGCTCGTGCAGGAGTATTACGACGAGGAGTTCGAGCCCGTCGTCGCCATCGTCTGGCAGAAGGGACCCGACAGCTGGGAAGAGGACTTTGCGTTGGATCTACGGGTTAATGGCGCTTGAGCTGCTATTTCTGAGCACCGCCTACTACAGCGGTTACCAGCAGGGGATTCGCATTCACGGGGGAACCCACGCCTCAGGGCTCTACACCGGGCCCTAGGAGGCATTCAAGGGGGATAGCTCCCTGAGGCCATTCAGGGCCATTCAAGGGGAAAGGGTTAGCGGCCTCCGATACGGTTTCAGTTGGGGCCAGTACACAACCCCAACACCGCGTCCAGCCTTACGGGTAGGACCGACCGCTATGGGGCTACGTTACATCCGCTGGGGCGTTGGGGTATTAGGGCTATTGAGAATGGGTCGCAATAGCAGAGGGGTGGGGTGAGAATGGGGATGAGAATTGTTCTCACAGCAGGGCACAAGGAAAGGGGGCCGCTGGCCCCCTAGGTTCACTGCACCATCACAAGGGCGATAAATCCTCCCAATCCTTAGCGAGGGTCTCGAAGCTCCCGCGGCTGGCTTGGAGATCCGCGGCGAGATCCTCTAGGTGCAGAAGAAAGTGGCCGTAGCACTCGCTCAGTTGATCAATCCGCGGCAGGGTTTGCAGCGTCGCCAGCGCTAGTTGGAGCGCAGCAAAGGGGGCAGCCTCGGGGGCTGCTGTCGGGGTCTGAGGCATGGTGGATCCTTTGTACTGAATGCCCGCATCGCTGCAGGCGGGGCGATCCTAGATCAGCCGGGGCAATTTGCAGCGGTCATAATTAGGACATAAAACAGCCCCCGCACCGGTTGGCGTGGGGGCAATGGGTCAGAACGGCAGATCAGCACCATCCCCAGGCGGGGCAGCGCGACCGTGGGGTAGACGGAACCTAGAACCGGCAGGGACGCTAAGGGCCCGCCTAAAAGCGGCGAGAGCTGACGCGTGGGCTTTGGAGGCTCGGACCGCTAGCGCGTCATCACCAGCGGCCGCGGCTTTGCCGCTAACGAGATCAAGACGGTGCAACACCAGCAGCATTTGCCGATCGAGTTCGCTGGGAGTGAGAGCCTCTGTCAGCTCAAAGGAAGCGGACTGCACATAACGCCTAGCGGTACGGATCGAGCATCCGTAACGCGTTGCCAGAACCTGAGAGCTGTAGGCGGTCCCGCAACCTGAGGCCAGAAGCTCCAACGCGTCGGCTTCACGTTTGCGCAGTTCGGCATCGGTGCAGCGGTCGGCCATTAGCAAGGCTCCCAACGGACGCCAAGCCGAGGACCTAACACCAGCTGCCAATCGGGATAGGCGTCCGTTACGTCTTCAAGGTGGCCACGCCACACCAGCGCAGAAGCGCAGCGCTCATCATCACACCGGCCTACAGTCTCGGCCCAGTCTTCAAGCAAGCCCGCGACCTCTCGTTTGCTGTAGGCGTAGCGAACGTCCGTAGGTTCGGGACAGGCCCAGTTGCCGCTGTCGGCGTGGAGTTGCAGGGTGTATTTCATGGTGTGAGTGTGCGGGGTTACTTCGTCGGGTGATCTGCGGCCACACGTTCCAGCAAGAACGCGGCCAGGTTGGAGAGGCTGCGCCCTTCCTCATCTGAGCGGGTCTGCAGCCGCTCAAATAGTGCGGCGCTAACGGTGATGGTGATCCTCACCGGCTTGCGCTTCAGGGCTGTCAGGCAAACGGACAATGGGGCCGTGGTAGTGGGGGGCTGATAGTCCATAGGGTCACTCTCCAAACCAGAATTGAGCGGCCCACGCGTCAAGCGTGGCAGAGTCTGCGGACCCGTACTCTGTCCAACGTGTGCCCCAGTCCTGCCACTCCATGCGGGACCGTTCGGGGCAGTTGAACCGGCCCAGATCTCCAACAATCCGCAGGGCGGGACCTCCAGTTGATAGCAAGATCTGAAATTCCTCAGGCTCGGCTTGCGCACCTACGGGGTGCCAGCCCGACCGAACATCAACGGCCAGGGGAGACTCGAGAATCTCTTCTCTGATTGTTTCGTATGCGCTGTCATCCTTTGACTGGCAGGCTTCCTTCAAGCGTTGGAGCTGATCGCGGATGCTCTCAAGCCAGGCCGCAGCGTTGCTGATTGCGTGGTCTGTCATTACTCGGCCTCCTGTTCCGCATAGGCTGACTCGATGCGATCGCCGCAGTGATCACAGAACAGCGCCGGATCCTCCCAATTGGGAGCAATCCGAACGACACACCAACCGTCAGTCCCAGTGGTCAGCGCGATACTGGTTCGCTCAGTCGCACAGCAGCGGTCACACAGAACCCCACCATCGCTGGTGATGGCGAACAGGGGGTAACAGCCAACTAGTGAGTAGGGGTGCATCGCCAACTCATCGGCGAGCTTCAGACTGTTTGATTGCGTTGTCATCATGGGGTAGGGGTTAGGGGTAACTTCGCAGGGTCAGCGCAAGGCGCAATGGTCGGCGCTGATCAGGGCCGCGGCAGCTTCAGCGCGGCAGGCATCGCGGGACAGGCTGCGATCGACGGCGGCTGTCACCGTCACAGCAGCGGCGCAGCTGGCGACCGTGAGAACGGCCGCGGCTGCGATGGGGGCAAGGGTGCGCAGCATGGTGTCAGGCTGCAAGACCACCTGGGGCCAACCCAACTAGGCGGTCCGTGCCGGGGCCGCTATCGGCGCGAAGGATCACAGCGTCATCGTGGAGATCGATCGTGGCAGCCACACCTTCGGCAGGTGTGAGAGACGCCCAAGGCGTCCAAGCGATCACGGCCAAGCGGTCGCCGCTGTGCACAAGCTCGGGAAAGGTGACGTGAGTGCGGATCATGGTGTGGATGGGGCAGGGTGTGCGATGGTCCCTGCCCTTGATCTCAAGTGTACCTTATCTAAGGATGATGTGGCAACGGTGCGGGGCGCCCAAGGTGGCAGCGTGGCAAGTTAGAACAAGATTCTTAAGGATGTAAGGGTGCCGAAGGCGACGCGTGCGGAATCTGAGCGGCGCGTTCAGCTGGTATTCGAGCAGCTGTGCAAAGGAGCCAGCAGGGCGTCGATCATGCAGCACCTTGCCGATAACGGGGTATCGGTGTGTGAGCGCCAATTCGCCAACTACATGAAGGAAGCGCGGACCCGCCTAGTGGAAACGTTCAAGCTCAGCCGAGAAGAATTTGTATCCGAACAGCTGACCGCACTTGCACACCTGGCTGAGCTGGCAACTAAGGATCGGCAATACTCGGCAGCGGTAGGAGCGCGGGCTGCGATTATGCGGGCAGTGGGGGCAGACTCGCCCAACCGCTGATCTCTCCCACATTTCTAGGACCCCCGTCAGGGGTCAGGCTGGCCAAGATCACCCGGGCAGACTGCACACCAACGACACAACATGACCCGGGCTCAGTGTTGCCCACTAGTCCACAGATCTAAGCGGCAAGGCGGGCACGTGGGCGCCACTGCGGGGCGGATTCGGGCGGGGCGGTGCAGACCCTACCCCCACGGCGAGACGCTCGAGGGAGGGTGCTACACCCCGCGCCTCTAACACCGAACCACCCCCTTAACCACCATTACGGCATTACCCTCCTACCTTAACCACCATTACGGCATTACCCCACCCCTACCCCCACCTCTCAATACTGGTTAGGTAAGTAACGCCCCCAACGGGGTAGGTATTGCCACCCACCCCCTCCCCCGCCAATACCCCAAACCGCTTGCATCGCAGCGAGTTTGGCGGGTGGGGTGCGACAAAACCTCTACATCCGCACGCAAGCGCTGCAGGTTTGACACACCTACCCCCTGCTCCCCACCCCCAGGGGGCGCTAACCTCAGTAAGTAAGGGCCTGTTGGGGTTGATTGGGTGTCGGTGCTGAGCGTGATTGCTGGGGGGAACGTGCTGGAGCCCCCGCAGCGCACCAGCACCCGCTGCAGCGAGAGCTACGAGAGCCTGCGCAAGCGGATCTACGACACCCTTCTCCCCGCGCAGAAAGAGTTTGTAGACGATACCGACCACAAGATCCTCGGGTATTGTGCAGGATTTGGTGCAGGTAAGACCCACGCGCTTAACGCAAAGGCCATATTTCTCGGGATGGATAACCCAAATACTACGGCAGCGGTGTTTGAGCCCACCAACATCCTCCTGAGGGACGTTTGGATGCGAAGTTTCGACAGTTTCTTGGAGGAGTTTCGCATTGAACACGACTTCCGGGTGTCACCCCAGCCGGAATATGTGCTGCACCTACCCCGTGGCCCTGTCACCCTTATTTGTAGAGCAACCGAGACATTTAATAGAATCAGGGGCCAGACATTGAGCTATGTTTTGGCTGACGAGCTTGATACTTCTCCCCTAGAGGTCGCACAAAAGGCATCAGAGATGATGCTGGCCCGTTTGCGTGGTGGCGTCAAACCCCAGTTGGCAGTGGCGTCTACACCTGAGGGCTATAAGTTTTTCTACCGCTGCTTCGTTGAGCAGGGTGACAGACCGGACCGGCGTTTGATTAAAGCCAAGACCACCGACAACCCCCATCTCCCGGATGGATTCGTCGATTCGCTGTATCAGAACTACGACGCCAACTTAATTGCCAGCTACATCAACGGTGAGTTTACCAACCTTGCAAACACGACGGTCTACCATCCGTTCGACAGGGACCGCCATTGGTGCGATACGGAGATCCGTGATGACGACCGCCTGTTGATTGGGGTGGACTTCAACGTGGGGTCGGTCTTCACCGAGGTGGTCGTTCGCCGGGGGGACGAGTTCCACGTCGTCGCGGAGCACTACCCCAAGGACACCCCCGCGCTGGTGCGGCTGCTGCAGGAGACCTACCCCCAGCAGATTGAGCAGGGCAACGTGGTGATCATCCCTGACGCCGCGGCCAGGCAGCGCACGACCACCAACGCAGCGGAGTCGGACCTGTCCTTGCTGCGCAAAGGGGGCTTCACGATCAAGGCCCAGCAGGCCAACCCCCAGATCGCAGACCGTGTGAACTGCATCAACGTGCTGCTGATGGCGGATCGATTGAAAGTCCACAACCGCTGCAAGTACCTGATTAAGTCAATGGAGCAGCAGTGCTATGCGAAGGACGGGAACCCAGAAAAAGGTCGGGGTGGCATTGAGGACGTGAGCGGTCCTGTGGATGCGCTGGGGTATGCCATCCACTACTTAGCCCCTCTCCGCCGCTGGGCGACTGGGGGCAGCAGTTTCAGAACCTACTGATGAAATACAAGCGTCTACAGCTGAGCCCACACACCAGCATCGAGACCTCGCTGGACACCAACGGGCGCTTCTGGATCGCCTATTGCAGGGGTGCGAGTGTGTTCATCCGCGACACGAAGGAGTTGCGGCGGTTCTTGAAGCTGCCCAAGGGGATCCCTTCGCGGGAGCGCTTTGACGAGTGGCTGGGGGAGATCGAGTCAGCCGACACCGCCCGCAAGGAGCGAAAGGATGCCAAGGAGGGGTTATCGGAGGAGCTACTGGCCACCGGTTGGGGCCCTGAAGTTCACCTAGACGAGAGCGATCCCAATTACGCAACGAAGACCGTGATTTAGGGCATATCGGAAATCTCGGATAGGTATGTGACCGACTGGCGTGGCGAGCAATAGCACCTACCCGAATGCGGCGAGCGTGCTGTCGCCACTGCTGACCTACCCGGCCAGTCAGGCGAGCACCAACGCCGACGACCCGAGTGTGGTCAGCAATGCGGTGGTGGGGATGGCGAGTGACTGGGCGCCGATTGATACGTGTCTGTCGGGGACGACGGGATTGCGGTTGAACTGCCGCGACCTGATCCCCCAGGAGAACTCAGAAGCGGATGACGCTTACAACCGGCGGATCTTCCATGCCACCCTCCCTCCGTTTCTGCAGCGGTTGGCGTCTCAGGCTGCGGGGGTAATCCTGCGCAAGGGGGTGCAGGTGGAGGGCGACGAGTATTGGGAGGAGTGGACGAAGGACGTTACAGGTGATGGCACCACCTTGAACGAGTACGCAAGGCGTCAGTTGGTGACGGCGCTGCTGTTTGGCCATAGCAGCTCCATTGTTGATTTCGCCAACGTCACGACGCCACGGAACCTGGCGGAGGAGCGTCAGCTCAATCGCAAGCCCTATCTGGTGCCGGTGCATCCCCGGCAGGTGTTGGGATGGCGCACCAGCAATGACTCCAGCAGCAGCGATCTGAGCCAGGTCCGCATCCGCGAGCAGATCGTGGTGCCTTTTGGGGCTTATGGCGAGCAGGTCGTGGATCAGGTGCGGGTGCTCACCCCTGGGGGGTATGAGCTATGGCGCAGCGCACCCAAACCCAACCCCGTCCCGCCATACGGGGGACTGCAGCCACCACCATCGCAATGGGAGTTGTACGACAGCGGCACCACATCGCTGAGCCGGATTCCGCTGGTGACGGTGTATTCCAACCGCAAGGGGAATCTGATCAGCGCACCACCGCTGCTGGAGGTGGCGCATTTGGTGATCGCCTATGCCCAGCGTTTTGCGGACCTGCACCACGGCATCCACGTATCTGCCAACCCGATGCTGGTGTTGCGGGGCTTCGACCCGGATAGCGACACCCCGTTGGGGATTAGCTGCAACACCGCCTTGCTGCTCCCGCCGGATGGGGGTGCGGAGTTTGTGGCCCCCAACAGCGAGGCGTTTGACAGCCAGCTGCGGTGTCTGCAGGCGCTGGAGGATCAGATCAGCCGGCTGGGGATTAACACGCTGAGTCAGAGCAATCTCACCAACGCTGCTGCGGAGGCGAGGCGGCTGGACCGCATTGATAGCGACTCGATCATGGCGGTCATCGCCGGCGACTTGGAGCGCGCCGTGAGCCAACTGTTTGAGCTGGCTGCGGAGTACGTCGGCATCGAGCCCCCCACCGTCTACATCCCGCGGGACTACGACAACCGCCTCGTCACCGGCAACGACATCACCGCCTACCTGCAGCTCTACATGCAGGGGGCGATCAGCCAGCAGACGCTGCTGGGGATTTTGCAGGACGGGGAGATTCTTCCCGCCACCCTCTCGATTGATGAGGAGATCAGCCGGACGCAGGAGATGCTGGCGGAGCAGCAGGCGATGGAGCGTCTGGCCGCAGAGGGTGGTCCCGACATGGCGTTCCAGAACGCGGGGCAGGGGGAGTCATTGGACAGCCAGACGCTGCCGACGCCGCTGCGTCCGGGGCGTAACGCTGACTAAGCCATGAGACATCACCCCAGCTGGCGTGAGGTACGCCACGACTACATGCGCGACCTAGTGCCGATTGATGCCACCTGTGCTGTGTGCCGTTGGTGGCACCCGTGGAACGGGTCTCCTACCGATCCGGCGGGCTACTGCCACTTCAACCCGCCAACGGCTCAGGGTTGGCCGCAGACAGGGAGCAAGGACGTGTGTAGCGCGTGGGAGACGGACTACAACCCCGTCCCTCGCACAAACGCGGCATGACCAACGCCGACTACCTGCGGGAGCTGGCCACTGCCATCACCCGCCAGGAGGATCTAAGCGACGACGAGGCGCAGCAGGTGCTGTATGAGCTGGCGCTGCGGATCTATGCGCTACTGCTGAGGCGTCTCCCTGAGAACCGTTTTGAGCGGTATTTGCGGTGGCCGGAGCTGCGGCGTCAGATCATCTTGTGGCTGCTGGAGGCCAATGACCTGCTGGCCAACACCGTCTACAACCGCTTGATCGGCACCGAGACGCTGGTGCTCAAACCAACCAGCCAGTTGTTCCAGCTCCCCGAGGGGGTGTTGCAGCCGCGGCCAGTGACGCAGGTGTTGGATCAGACGTTGGTGGTGGGCACCAGTGTCAGCCGGTTGTTCGCACGTAATGCGAGCACGGGGTTGTCGCCATGGGTGACGCAGATGCTGCAGCTGCTGGAGCGCAGCGTGATCTCGATGTTCTTCAAGGACCCACCAACCACTGACGTGGCGCAGAAGGTGGTGGGGGTCCGCACCCAAGCGGGGCGTGAGGTGCCGGTGGTGAACAAGGGCAGCGTGGCGAATGCGTGGCGGGAGCGGCAGCGGAATATCACGGCCGCGGCCTTGTGGGGCACCGTTGCGCCTGCGGCGCAGCGTGCCGCGGCCCTAGCGGCCGAGAGTGGCGGGCTGCGGGTGACAGGGTGGCGCTGGAATGCGGTGCTGGACCCCAAGACCTGCCCGGTGTGCCGCCCCCTACATAACACCACCGCACCAACCCCGCAGGCGTTTCCAAATGGCGCACCACCGTTGCACCCTCGGTGCCGCTGCGTTGTGCTACCAATCCTCGCGTGAGTTACCTGCGTAGTTAAGGGCAACTTAGGCGGTACTTTCACCAACCCGCGTGACTGAAAACGTCAACGGGGGTCTTCCCGCGGAAGACCAGAGTGCGTCCGTGACGCCCTCACCCGACGCTCAAGGCACCACCTCCGATGAACTGGCACGCCTTCGGGCAAAGCTGGATCTGGTTTCCGAAGACAAGCGACGAGCCGGCGAGAAGAACGCCGAGTTGAATCGCAAGTTGCAGGAGTTAGAGGAGGCGCTGAAGGCGACGCAGGCCCAGCTCAAAAGCGGCCAACAGCAAACGCTGGAGGCAAGCGGCGAGTACAAGAAGCTCTGGGAAGACGCGAAAGCGACGAACCTGGACCTAGAGCGCCAGATGTCGGAGCTACGGGGTCAGCTTGATGCAGAGCGTCAAGCGCGTGCCACCGAGACGCTACGGAGCCGTGCTCTCAGCGAGATCACGCAAGCCAAAGCACTCCGCCCCGACCAACTGTTGGCGCTGATTGCCAGCGACCTCCGTGAGGTTGACGGCAAACCGGTGGTGATCAACGGGGGCATTGAGATCCCTCTGAGCGACCACTTGGCCAGGCTTCGCGCACCAGAAAGCGGCTGGGACCACCACTTCGCCCCGAACGGAGCGAAGGGTATGGGGTCCACACCAGCTACGCCTGCTGGCGCTGCCCCTGTGAGCAATCCATTTCTGGCATCGCCGCCGAACCTTAGCGAGATCGCCCGGTTGTACCGGGAGGACCGCAGTTTGCACGACCGCCTGAAGGCTGAAGCCACCCGAGGCTGATCGGTACACCCACCCATCATTGACGAACCGCCATGGCAACGCTTCGCTCGGATGTCATCATCCCCGAGGTTTTTACGCCTTATTTGATTGAGGCATCCACCGTCCGCAACTCGTTCCTCACCAGCGGTGTTGTCACCCCACTGGCAGCACTGGACGCTTCCGACGGGGGCGACAAGATTACGATCCCGAACTGGAAAGCCAACCTGACCGGCGACGCTGAGCGTCTGACCGACAGCACCTCTCTGACCCCCAGCAAGATCACCGCTGATAAGCAAATCGGCGTTGTTCTGCATAGGGGCCGTGCGTGGGAATCCCGCGACCTCGCGCGCCTCGCAGCGGGCAGTGACCCCATGGGTGCCATCGGCGCCAAGGTGGCCGACTACATCGCCAACGAGCAGCAGAAAGACCTGATCGCCACCCTCAAGGGTGTCTTTGGTGCTCTGGGCTCCAGCAACAGCGGTGCTGCCTTTGCAGCGCTGACTGTGGATGCCAGCGGTTCTGGTGAGACCACCCTCGGCCCCCGTCAGATCGCTGCTGCTGAGGTGCTGCTGAACGAGGACGCCGACAAGCTCGGTGCCATCGTGATGCACCCGATGGTGTATGCGGACCTCAAAGAGCGCAAGGCGATCGACTTCGTTTCTGCGACGGATGCTCGCGTCACCGCTTCCACCGCAGCTGCTGGCAGCATCACCGCCCTGAACGCCTTTGGTGGTTCGGTGGCCGCTGCCTACACCAACAACATCAGCGTGCCCTTCTACATGGGTATGCGGGTGATCCGCTCCAAGGATGTGCCGACCTCTGGCACCGGCTCCACCACGAAGTACGCCTGCTACGTGATGGCCACCGGTGCTGTTGGCACCGGTCAGCAAGCAGCCCTTCGCTCGGAAGTGGACCGCGACATCCTCGCCAAGAGCGATGCAATGTCGGTGGACTGGCACAACGTGTACCACCCCCTCGGCGCTCGTTACATCGGCCCGGTGAACCCCACCAACGCCGATCTGGCCACCGCTGCCAACTGGGAGAAGGTGTTTGAGACCGAGAACCTCGGGATTGTTCGCATCACCGTCACCTCCAACTTCGACTGATCGCGCTATGCGCGATCACTTGTAGCCCTGTGCGTTAGCGCGGGGTTTTCCGTCCTTTTCCTGGTAACGACCCATGGCATCCATTTTTGAGCTGGGGGACATTCCCGGCACCCTGCTGCCCAACCAGATGAAGCTGGCTGAGCCGACCGCGACCGCCACGCTGTCTGCCACCAACAGCTTCAACGTGATCGTTCGCGGCGTACCCACCGCTGCTGCGACCTACACCACGGCCACCGCCGCCCAGATCGTTGCCGCCATCGGTGGCGACTGTGCTGTCGGCACCACCTTCATGGTGGTGGTGCTGAACGCCTCGGCTGGTAACTACACCATCACCGTGGCCGGCGGCACCGATGTGACCGTGAGCGGCGTGGCGACTGTGGCCCAAAACGCCAGCAAGATCTTCCTCGGCCGCGTCACCAACGTGACCAGCGGCACCGAGGCGATCACGCTGTATGGCCTGGGCAGCACCGCTGCTGCCGTGGCCTGATCTCAGGCGTAACCACCATGCGGGGCTCTACGGGGCCCCGCTTTTTGTAGAAGCCGTCCATGGGAATGATGACCTTCCGGCGCCTGCGCGCCCAGCAGCAGGAGCCGCAACCGCCAGAGCCTGCCACCCCGGTTATCACATCAGAGCCGCCGGAGCCCACCGCCCCTGCACCAAAGCGTCGCCGCAAGGCCGCGGAAATCTTGGAGTAGTGCCTGTCCGTTAGCGATCACCATGAGTTACGGGGAAGCGGACATTGGCTTTGAGCTGATCACAGACACGCTGGCCCACACCGGCCGGTTCTTCCGCCTCTATGCCTTGGAGGCCACGGTGATCAACACGGCCACGGTGCTGAACGCCAGCGGCAACACGTTCAGCGCGGTGCCGCTGCCAGCCGGCGGTGAGATCGACGGGATCTTCACGTCGGTGACACTCACCAGCGGCAAGGTTGTCGCCTACAAGATCTGAGGCTGACTCATGCCCGCACCCACGATCGTTGCGACGGCAGGCAGCGCCAGCGCGAACAGCTACCTCACGGTCGCCGGTGCCGACTCGATCGCCAACGGGATGCTGGGCACCTTGGCGTGGAGCAGTGCCACCAGCGATGACAAGGCGCGGGCGCTGATCACCGCCACCAACGGACTGGAGACGCTGGAGTGGATTGGCACCCGCACCAGCGAGACCCAAGCGCTGAGCTGGCCCCGCACCGATGCGGAGTGCGGGGACAAGGTGCCAGCGAGTGATGAGATCCCCCGTGAGCTGGAGCTGGCGACGTTTGATCTGGCCAACGCGCTGCTGACCACACCGACCCTGCTGCGGAGCGCAAGTAGCGCGTCTGCGCTGGTGCCTGGGGTGCCCAATCGGGACCTGAAGAGCCTCAAGCTTGATGTCATGGAGATCACTTGGCGGACTGACGTGGGGAACAGCACCACCGAGGCGGTGACGCCACTGACGGTGCTGCCGCACTTGGCCACGATTCTGGGCTGCCTGACCACCAGCACCACGCGAGGCGGGATCGGCAGGGTTTGCGCAGTCGTTCGCAGTTAAGTACATAAGGGACTGGCGAATCAGCTGTAGTTGGCTGTCGCTAAGTTATTTATGTGCCTAACTCAGCCACTGCTGAAGATCCGGCGTGCCCGGACAAGTCGGTGCGTCGCAGACCACGCACCGGTTACCTAGCCACGCCACTCACCCGTGACGAGCAGCGGCACGTTGCCGCGATGTACCGCAAGCATCAGGGAATCCTGCGCTTGCTGGGTCGCAAGCTCTGCCGCAAGTACCCCTTCGTCAGCGCGGAGGACGTGTTCAGCTGCATCGACACGGCCTTCATCAAGACCTGCAGGGCGTGGGATCCCGCCAAAGGGGCGTTCAGCACATTGCTCACCGTCTTTTCAGAAGGTGACGTGCTGCATTTCATTCGTGACCACAACTGGACGATCAAGGCGCCAGGCGCAGTGCGGCGTCTGGGGCAGCTAGCCCGCAAGATGTTGGATAAGGGTCACACCATGCCTGAGGTCCGCGCAGAGCTGGGGATCAGCGATGAGCAACTGAAACTGGCGCTGGTGGCAACCCAACCCACCGACCACGACATCCGCGGGTTTGACCTTCATATCTGCCCGCGCCCCAACCCGTGGGAAATGCTGGAGGCAGCGGAGTACGGCTACGCGGAAAGCTAGTGGTAGCACTCGCTTCACACCATGGCAACCGGCGCGTTCTTCGCTTCGCTGGGCTACAAGTTTTACGTGAAGGCTGGCACCACCAGCTCTACTGCACCAACGTCCAGCACCGGCATGACCGAAGTCCTCTCATTGGTCAATGCTGGCATTCAGGGCTCCACTGACACGCAAGAGGTTTTGGATTATGGAAGTGAGCAGGGTTTTAAAGCTCAGATCCCCGTATCACAGAGCTATTCTATACCTTGCCAGATGAACCTGGATCTAAACGACGCCGGGTATCTTGTACTTAAAGACGCAGCTCTGAACGCCACAACTAAGACCGTTCAGTGGTATCGTGAGTCTCCCGAGATGAGCGCTACTGGCTCCCCCGAGAAGCACGCTGGCGTTGCCTTCGTGACCGACTTCTCCGAAGACATCCAGGCTGGCAACATTGCCCAGGTTAGCTTCACCCTCACCGGCTACGGCGCTTATACCCACACCGCTGAAACCAACGTCTGATACTAAGTAACCCCATACGCCAGGGCGCCCGACTATGGAGAGCAGCTGTGAACGCTGCTACCATCCGCGAGTGCTACGGAGCCGGCGCTGCCTTCATGGTGTGGGCGCCGGCTTTTTTGTGGTCGTTACCCGCGGTCGAGTTCACGCCACCGCTGCACGAAGTACCGATCAAATGGCTGTGCCTCCAGCGCCGGTTTGATCCAGTCACGGCCTGGCAGGTCAATGCTCCGCACAGCCCCGTTACGGCCGACGAACTCAGCGGTATCACCGGAGAAGATGTCCTTTGCGTAAGGAGCCGTCCACCCGATTTCCATCTGGACACCGCTGTCCGTTTCTGACACCTGCGGTTCGGTCTGGCTATCGGCGAACTCGCCGGTGTCCACGATGTTGCGCTTACCGGCCTTGACCAACCTGCCATTCTTGCGCAGGGTGTCCCGAGGCCAAGGGAACTGCGATGAGTTGATCTCGTTCTGCAGCTGTGGCCCCAGCACATCGCCGTAGTCGGTGAGGATGCGCCGCGGCACCCGCCGCATCAGGCGGTCAGCGTTCCAGCTGACCAGCCGGAAGCTCACGCCTGCCCCCTGCTGATCAGCTGCACCTTCTCCCCCAGCACCGCAGCAAGCGTTTCGCCGAGCAGGCCGGTGTTGCCGTAGGGCAGCCGTAGCGCCTTGACCTCACAGCGCACTGGATCCTCCCCAGCAAAAGTCAGCGTGCCTTGGGAGCCCACCTGCACCCGCGAGTCAAACGCCATCGGCACCACGGCATAACCCTCATAGAGCGTGTCGAGCTGATCAACGCCGGGGTAGCGGGTGATCTCAATGGTCTCCGCCCGCAGGAACATCTCTACTGAGACGGTGGCCGCGGCCGGGCTGACGTTGCCGGTGTCTGGGTCGGTGACGACCCCAGTGCCGGCCACGTCAAACACGGCGGTGGCGTTAGCGAGGGCCAAGATTGCTGATGCCATACCCAAGGTTTCCGGCAGGCAACCTCGGCTTACAGGCAGACACCAGCAGCAGTGGCGGAACTCGGAGAAGCCGTATTAACAATCCGAGTTGATTCGCAAGCCGCTGAGCGGCAAATTCTGGCATTTAGGCAAGAGATTAGTCGTGCTCTTGGTGATGTAGGCGAAATCAACTTCAACGGCCTTGAGCGCTCTGCGCGCAGCAGTGGCGAGCGAGCCGGTCGCGCACTGGCGCAGGGCGTAACGCAGGCCACGCAAGGCTTACGCTTTGACAGCATTGAAGAAGCGCTCAATTTCTCGGGCGCGCTGGATGGAACACTTAGCGACCTGCGAACTTATCGAGCAGCGTTAGAAGCCCTCAGGAACGTCACCCAAGCGACTACGCCTGGGTTCTACCAGCTCAACGATGTCATTGCGGCGACGGGTGAAGCCATCCGCAACTACAGCGCCAGCACCGACCAGCTGGCAGATGCTGCGCTCCGCACCCGTGTTCGCGAACTAACAGCGCAGCTTCGCGACCAGCGCGAGGAGGCCGCGGCCAACGCTCGGGTCGATCGAGAGTGGGTTCAGGCTATCCGCACTATCGAGAGCGCCCAGCGCAGCGCGGCGGCTGCAACTCGTATTGCCAACCAAGCCTTTCGGGACCAAGTAGCGGCGGTTGGATCACTCGCCCGCAAAGGTGCTGGTGATGTAGCTGGCGCAGTGGGCGCGGTCGGCAAAGGCGTTGGGGCCGCGGTACGCGCCGGAAAAGTCGGCTACA